AATCTGCTAAGCTATTCATAGCAGATGGAGTTTGTTCAATTAATGCTTCAGTTTCATTTAAAACAGATGCCCATTTATTTTCTGCAAATTGGACTTTAGGTTTTCTTGCAGATTCTGAAACCTGTCTGGGGGCAACCCGTACGGTTTCATGCCTAACTGGTTTAGGCTGTGCCATTTCATTAATGGTAGATTGTAACCCTTCTCGAAGAATCTCAGTTAATTCTTCTTTAATAACTTCACGTACAGCCATTTTAAGGGCTTTTACTAATGTTTTTGTATCCATATGCATTCTTTTATATAAATATTAAGTCCACGAATTTTGATTAGGTTTTGGGCCATATACGCGCTGTGTTTCGGTATCAATGTAATAATCATCTATAGTTCCGATGCTATTTGCAGGTGCTCCGGCTCCTCTGAACACTCTGCTAGGTGCTTCAGTAATGTTATCTAACACATCTAATTCAGATTCTGTTAATCTCTGAATTTCAGTAATTCGGTCATCAATATCCTGTGTTGATACATTGAAATCCGAATAGAATTCACTAGGATATAATGCATCAAATCGGTCACGCAGTGTTTCAGTATCGCTAACTATGATATCCGAATCATTACAAACTGAATTCAGTTTAGATTCCGCCAAAGCAACCACATCATTAACACGATTACTTGCATACAAAATTCCAGTTACGATGGTATTTAATATGTTTAATGTCGCAGATACATTTTGAATTAGTTCCGCTGATGCTGTTAATAATTGTGTTTTTGGTCCTTCTGGGACTCCGGGCACGGCTGGTATAGCTAATTGTATTCCTACAATAACATTTGCTGTGGTTGCTGCAGTTCTTAATGCAACTGATATTGGTTCTACAATATCTGCAATTCTTTGCAAATTTTCAGCAACTTTACGTAATTGATCTAAATCTTGTTTTATGGCATTTACCTGTGCATCGCCGCAACTAGCAGACGCGGATAATGATTCTACTCGCTGTTCGAGTTTTGATGCAATTTTATTTAAAAGATCTTTTTGTTTAAGAAAAATAGGTAATAGTGCCGTTAATACTGTTAACGGTATTTTTGGAATTCGATCAAATGGAAACACAGTAGCCATTATGCTTTATCCTGTTTAATTTGCTTGTTATCGATATCATCGATGCTGTTTAATGTGCGTTCATATAGTGCTAATACTGCGGGGTCGATAATAACTGGCATGGATCCTGCACGTAATCCGGTTTGTAATATATTAATGATTGCTGTGAATAATTCTTTAACCGGCTCATTATGTAAACCAGGTTCTTTGTCTGATTTGGTTCCTATGGATAGCAATGGTGTATTTACTTCAATTGAAGTTTTACTATCCAATACAATGATATCGGATTTCGATTTCAGTGTTATTCGATCTGCTACACCGATAAATTGTGAACCATTAAAACTAGTTTCGCCGGCACTTGTACGTATTGCGTTATTTAAACGAAATTTTGTTAGTTTTTGGGTACTAGTTAAATATAGTGATGAATTATCTGTTTGTATGTCTTCTACTACAAACTGTTTGTTTGGTTTGTTTTTTCTGCCATTAGATAATACAATAATCGGCGACCCCTGTTCTAAGTCACCTCCTCCGGAACCTTTCCACGGAGATGGAATATTGTAATGACTTTGTGTTCCGGTCAAATCCACAGTGCTACCGAAACGAATACTATTACCCCAACGTCCTTCTACAAGCAAATCACCTTCATATGGCTGTAATGGAGATATGATGCGAAACTTGAATGTTTTACCTGGTTTTGTTTTATCAATTTGTTCTTGTGACTTACCACCAGATAATCCAGGTAATAAATTTGCATGTATAGATGACTGTATGTCTATCGGCGTTAAATAGTACCAAGATTCTCGTCGTTTAGTAGAATTAGATGCCTGATTGAATGTTTTATAGATTAAAACAATTTCACCTACTAATGGTATTTGTTTAATGTTGCTGCTGCCAGGCCTTGCAATGAATGGCTTTTTATCAAAGTAATCACTGCATGATCTAACCGTTATAGCAAACAGTTTGTCGGTATTCGATTCAGTATCTTCCGGATCGAAATATTGATATGTTTTATCATATTCTAATACCTCTGCAACATCAAACTGAATATCAGGCATTCATATCCTTTTCTAATTTAGATTTTGCGTCTATAATTTTTTGCTGTAAAATTCTATCATCTTCTTCAATCCGATCTATTTCATCTTCTAATTCTGCAGACAATGTGGTTTCGGCAACTTTTAGCAACTGTTGTTTTTCTTCATCAGAAAGTAATCCATCAGCACCAGCAATAGTTTGTTTGGTAGAAATAAATCTTTGTACGATTGCTGTTAGTTTAACAAGATGATCATCATTTTTTACAGCTACATCAAGATATTCTTTAATCAGTGGCACAATGATTGTGGCATCTGATGCATTTTTAATTAGTGGTTGTAACTGAGCAATGAGCTGATTTATTTGTCTGTCCTTCTTTTTAGAATTGTGATAAACATCGGACATTAAATCAGCAAAACTAGTGCCTTTGAATAGTTCATCATTTTTGTCCATAACGTAATACCCTTTAAATATAAATATTAAAAAGGAAGTTTTACGAAATTTGTTTTCTCATATTCTGCAAACATGCGTTTATACAATTCTTCAAGTACTTTAACAACTCTGGTAACTACTGGAGTTTGCGATGGATCTAGGCCCGTTCTTTCACGAATTAAAATATAGAGTCGTTTTTTATTGAAATCTTCAATGTCATCTCTAGTTTCAAAAATATGCAATACCGAATCAGCTACATGTATGTCTATGGCATTGTTGAATATGAAATTTAAATTGTCATAACAAAATTCTACATATTCATCCATGAAGTACTTCAAGATTTCTCGCATTTCATCTACATGCATTTCCGTGATCACATTGCGAGTGTCATCAATGTTGATTTCTTCCGTGTCAGCTTTTAGCTTTTTATAAGCTTTTTCATTTTCACCGATAAGATATGTGTATGATGTTCTGGTGTAGTATGAATATGCTTTTCCAGCATCTGGATTAAATTTACTTAAACGTTCCGTTAAATACGTTACTAAGTCGGTTTGTAAATCTAAAAACGAAGAATCAATATAAGTAGGTTTAACTTTGTTTATCATGTTCTCGGCAAGTTTCATGAATGCCGGATAAATAAATCTACGGTATATTTTTTCTCTGCGAACTGTGCTATCTGAATGATTGTATGCAGATATAGCAATATCAGTTATTTTCGTGAAATACACATTACTTTTCTTCTTGCGCTTCGACATCGAATTGTTCCTTAAGTTGTTGTAATACTTCTGATAATAACTGGAATGTGGTTCCTACATCATCATCTTTTTCAAATGCTTGTTTTTGATCTATGCGTTGCATGGTGTCATATGATTCTAAAATTTTAGAATACATGTAACGATTAGTAACTTCTAGTTCTTCAATGTATTCTTGAGCATCTGCTAAAACACCTGCTAAATACCAAATTCGATATGCAGCATAACCTATACCGCCTAATAAGATTACTATTAATATTATCAACCAAATCATTGTTAATCCTCATTAAATGCACTGAAAATATCCGTTAATGTTCGTTCTACATCCGGATTATTTTCTGCAAGGTTTTTCAATCCGTTGCTTTTCTGAATTTTGCTTTTTTCGGCTACTGGCTTTGGAGAAGTGTTTTGTGAGTTTCTCCAACGCTCAAATTCAATTTGTGCTGCCATATGATCTGCATGATGCAGCAGGATAGGCATATTGGTTTTGAGTTTTGCTTGAGCCGACCTGGCTACATAATACGGCTTATTTGCATCATCATACATTCCATCATGAATCTTGATTGCCTGATATTCATTCCAAGACATTTTAACATCATATTCCTGCAGCAACCAAATAGACAGATCCGGAACCATTGTGAACGGAATGTTTTCGTTGTGGCGATACATTTTGTTTTGATTCTTGCGATGCCAGTCTGATGTTTCTACCTGATATACTTCATTACCTTCACCTGGAAATCCTACTTTACCTAAATCATGATGCATAGCCGCAAACATCAATTCTTCCATGGTGTATCCAGACATATCTGCTCCAGATGAATACCATGTTGCATACAAATTTCTAGTGCATTCCATTACTCGAAGTATGTGATCTACATAACCTCCTGCAAATGCATTGTGAAAATGTGCGATTGATGAAGCTGGCATCATAACGATGCGATCTTCTAAATCATCGTACATGGCATGAAGTTTGCCGTTTCTGGTCGGGAAGAATGTATCAATTTCGTTGCGAAAACGTTCCCAATTGGATTTTATTGTTTCTGCTGTTAACATAGTTTATTAAAATAATAGAAGATTACTTGCGTATTTCCAAATGTTCACCGTTAACTAGTTTAGATACACATTTATAACATGTAACAGCATCTGCCTTTTCATCAACTCGTTCACAAACATGATCACAGTATTTACACTGCAGCCGCTTGAAGCCTTTGATGTGTGTTGTTTTAGATTTTCGCATAATTATTTTTTACGGACTGATTCTTGAAGAGCTTCAATTTTTTTCATTGCAATGTACAAATTCTGCAATACAGATGTTTTGTCAATGTTGTTGTCTTCAATACTTTTACCTAGGATTCGAATAGTTTCTTTTACTTCTTCTAAACGTTCTTCAAATGGGGTTTGTCCTACATACGGCATAACTTATCCTTTTATTATTAATTTATATTATATAAATATGTTATTCTAATATTATAGCATTATTTTGACAGCATTGTACTCCTATCTGCATAAGAGTTTGTTCTTTAGCCTTAGCTTCGACCTCAATATCTAAATCTGACACATCATAAGTGCAAGGAAGCTGAGTAATAAAGTCAGCATGAGCTTGCTCTTTGATCTTGGTGAATTCTTTGTATTGCTTGTGAAATGTCGGCCATTGTGCAATATTGTCCATGGAGATGCCATGATGATCAAACATACGCTCAATGAGAAGTTGCTGCTCGCGTCTACGAGATTCTGAGTAATGAGTGCATTGTGTAACACCATGCCGTTGCCAAGTCTCTCGAGCCATGAAGAATGCTTCTTGCTCGGTCAAGTCACCGGTATTGAATGTATGGTGCCAATAGTCAAACGTAATAGGAATAGCAATCTCGCTATGCAGCATATCATACAAGTCACGCACAGAATACATGGAAGCCTTGTCATCATTTTCTATAACAAGCCGGGCCTTAACGTTATCAGATAACCGATCCCAGTTACGCAACCAACGATCAACCGTAGAATACTTGTCGCCATATGTAGCACCAACATGAATATTGATGGGGTTGTCAAAGGATGGAGCAAAGCCCATAAGATCAAACATCTCAGAATGTCGTTCGAGACCTACGATAGAATTGTCTACAACTACGGCATCGGGACTACCTAAGATATGAAATGGGCCAGGGTGCGTAGTAAGACGATGGCCATGTGCACGTGCAAAGTCACCGGCGGCACGAAGATGCTGAGCGATCTCGTCAATACCTGGCAAATCGGCTAACTCATAATGATTCCAGCGAGGAAACAATTCGCTACCGATGCGGAACAAACGGATACCTTGCCGCTCGTTCCACTGCAGGATAGGTAGTAAATCTTTAGCATTGGCCAAAGAGATATCAGAAGCAAGTTGTAAACCGCCGGCACGATATTTACGATCGATCATAGTACGACCGGTTCTAATACCTTGCAAAGAAAGATGCATATTGATGCAACAATAACCGTAACGAATCATAGGATTTTTTTATTAAAATAAGAAAAAAGTTTCAAGTTTCAAAATATCATGTTTTTTTTAGATGCGTATATTTATTTAAAAGAAACCTTAAAGGAATACATATGAAAAATTTACTTTCTGAAAACATGTTAAGATTTGGAACTAAAAATTTATCCGAATCTGCAAAAAAAGACTTGATAGTCAAATCTATTATGGAAACGATCGATCAACATGGGTTGCGTCGAGAAATTAAAAGAAAATTATCGGAACAGACTGAAGTTTCACCAATGAATCCAGTCGTTGTTTCTAGATTCAAATTTGATACATCTGATATATCATTTAAAAATCCACTTTTTAATCCGGCAGATCGTACACAACCACCTATTCAAGATGATATTAAAATTTCAGTTGAACCATCTACAAAAAATCCATCAGTTTTTTCAGTATCTTTTACATTTACTGATATGAATGGAAAACCAGTAACAATGAGAGCTGATGTTGAAAAAACACCACAACGTACATATGCATGGAGAACATCATTTAAAAATTATACACCTGGTTCAAATATAACTGGATTACTAGTATCATCTTCTGATGGAAAATTCAATGGGCAAGAAGTTGCAAAA